GCTGTACTTGTAAGTAGTGGTACACCAGTACCTGCATATTGATCCGTGTTAGGCCAAATAATAGCACTAGGCCATGTTACAGTATAACCACTAGCACTTACATCTTGTACAATCTTCAGTGAGAAACCGTAAGCTGTACCATTTGATGGTGGGTTGCTAAATGTAAAGGTAGTGTTCTCACTTAGTGTATGGCTGAATACGTTACCTGCTTCACAGTCAATCGTAGTTGCATTACTTGATGAAGTTACAGCAGCAAATGTTTCATTATAAGATGTTACCACAAGTTCGCCATCAATGTCAACATCACCTGTGTAAGTTTCTAGTGCAAAGCTTGTAAGCTTACCATCAAGTTGTGTTTGTATGTTTGACGTTACACCGTCTAGGTAGTTAAGTTCAGTAGTGCTTGCAGTAATACCATCAAGAGTGTTTAGTTCAGCAGTTGATAAAGTAGCACCATCAAGAATGTTTAACTCTGCACCTGTAGCAGTTACTGCAGTACCACCTAATGTAACACCAGTTGTGTTAATTGTAATGTTAGCACTACCATCAAAGTTAGCTGCGCCTGATGTTACACCTGCAATAGTGATAGTACGTGCCGTTGTGAGAGTGTCTGCTTGTGTGGCTGTACCCGTAATATCTGCATTAATAGAACCATCTACAGTAAGATCACCAGTAACTGCAGCATTACCTGAAACATTTAAAGTTGCAACATTTGCAGTATCAATAGAGCCAGTATCAATGTAAGCAGTGCCATCAATATAGGCGTTACGCCACTCAGAACCAACGGCACCAAGATCGTAAGAGTCATCAACAGAAGGAATAAGATTAGAAGCAATATCCGCATTTACTGTCACCGTATCGATAGCTGTTGAGCCTAGACTAACTGCACCTGTAGATGTAATGGAACCACCTAAGCTAAGATTACCTGCTAGATAAGCATTTTTATATTTCAGGCTAGATGTACCTAGGTCAACTGTATTAGTTGTTTTAGGGCGTAGTACAGTAGCTGTAGCTACAACATCCTGTGTTGGTCCAATGACTTCAATAGGCGCACCTTCTGATGTAGTGCCATCGTGAGTATGGCCCGTACTAGCATTAAATGCTGTTTCAATAGCATTGAACTCGTTGTCAAGATCATCGGCATCAATAACATTACCGTTAGCAATATTATTACCTGTATCTGCTCTTACGTAACCTGTACCCATAAGCTTTCCTTACTTCCTATTGTTTTCAGCAAATTCAAGTATTGCTGTATCTAACAAAAATGCTGAATTAGAACTATCATCTTCTATTCTTAGTGCCACTGTATTACCTGAACCTACAATATTATTATTAAATGATTGTGTACGAGGTTCTCCGTATGCAGTTGTGCCATATACTGCTAAGTTATTACCGAAGAAACCACCGCCACCTGCGTCTGATACAATTGATATTGTTGCAGGTTGTATTTTGTTTTTATCATTTTGATTATATCTAAGATTACAATCAATATTAATTGCACCAAATGGTTTGATATATAAATCAAGTTTATAAAATGTTTTACGTTTCTGTGGATCGGTAACTGGCATAAATGGTGATTCATAAATAGCTACAACATTATCACCATCACGTGATGTGCCACTTTCCATACGATACACATAACCATCATTGTTTGAAAACACTACATACTCTTCGTCACCAATATACTGAGAGTCAGCAATGTAAACTTTGTAACCTTTTGTTTCAGCCCACTGAAAACCTGTACCACCTTGGTCAATAAACTTAGTACCTAGTACACCTTTAGCAATGCTAACCTTTTCACCATTCACATAACCAAACATACGATACTGTGCTTTACCACGAATTACTGTACTAGAAAAACTTCCTGCGTAAGATTGTAGTTCGTTTACAGTTGGACGTATATTCTTTGACGCAACATCAATACCAAAGTCACCAATACGTTCTGTTGAGCTTAGTGTACGCAGTCCATCTGGACCAAGAAACATAATGTCAGAACCAACTTCTTGAATTGTATCAACACTTAAACAACCAAGGTCTTCTGTAATTGCACTAAGAGTAAAGTCAGCAGCACTGTTACCATTTAGTCGCATGATCTTATCACGACAAAATACGATCAATGAGTCACGATAAACTTTAAGGCCAGTAATCTCTGAGTTAAGACCGATACTACCTGCACCATTAGCGGGATCAAAGTCTGTGTCTGAGTATGGTGCAGTAAAGATTAGTTCAGAACCATTACCAAAGAACAGTGTACTCTTAAACAATTCTACTGTGTTTGCACCTTCAACTGCACTGTTACCTGTTCCACTGCTAGTTATATAAGTCATAGTTTGCGAACTGTCAGTGTAGTATGCAGGATAGTTTACTCCGTCAACAAACACAATCTTCAAAGCATTGTTAAAGTTATAGCTTACGTGTCTTGCTTTAGTAAACCCAGTGTCACTTGCAGTTACAAGAGATGACCAAGCAGGTGTAGCATCGGTTGTGTTAATTAAATAGTACACACCACTACGTGCAGCAATAAAACGTTCTTCATCTGCGTTTTCTACAACTGCTAATGCTTGTGTTACACCACTACCAGTTAACTGTGCATCATCTAGTTTAGTATATCCTGCTACCTTACGATAACCACCATCAAGTGAAGGTTCAAAGTTTTGCAGAATAAATGCAGAGCCTACAGCATTCATACCCTGTTGCAATGGGCTGATGTTAGTAACCAAACCACCTGTAAATTGTACAGGGAATGTGGACCAAGCTGTAGTCATGTTTTATACTTTCAATAAACCAAATGTATTTGGGTTGCTAAACTTTACAGTAGAACGTACATAGTCATAAGTATTTATGTGAAGACTACGCATATACTTAATACCTTGTTCAAACTTTTGTTGAGACAGTTGAGCAGATTGATTATCACCTCTAAACTGATACGCATAATACATAGCACCATCAGTGATTACATGTTTAAACTCTTGTGGTACTGTAGGTACATCATCATATAATTCTAATTCTACAGGATTACGATAATACTCATATACTAACTCGTATGCTTTATCAGGTGTAGGAAATATAATAAATTCTTGACTAGGTGTTCTACATACATATCTTGGTTTACCACGTACACCTGTATCACTATTGTACTCATAGTCAGAATACTTGTCAAGATACTCTTGATATGTCATGCTCTGTAATTTTGTAGTTGTGATATTTAAGGTACTATTACGTTTGATACGAAAACTATTCATGTCAATTGTTTTAGCATCATAAGGATAACCATAACGTGTAACACCTGCAGTAAGTGTGTCTTCTTCTTCTACGTGATTCCAAGGCCAACCAAACTCTTCGTGATTGATATGACGAATAGCAGAGTTAACTACTTCATTGAGCCTACGGTTTACTTCATTTACAAGTCCAAGAAAGTTATATGCCATTATTTTTCCCTTACACGTAGGAATACAGTACGTTCAAATATTAATCCGTCAGAAGTGGTAATGCTACAATATATTTTGTATTTAATGTTGTTAGTACCTACACCCATACGAGCAGTTGCTACTGTACTAGTATTTGTTGCTGACACTAATTGAATGCCTTGTACAAGTTGACCACTAGGAACTAATTCAGTTTTAACGCCATCAGCATCATCTGCATACCATGTCACAGAGTTGATAGTTGCAGGTGTAATAAAACGTGACCAATCAATGCTGTAATCGGTAAGTTCATCTGGGTCTTTGTTAGGCCACTTTAATGACATCGTATATTCCTATTATGCTGCACGTACATGTGACGTGTTTGTATTAGACGAAGCTGCTGCAATGTATATTGTACGTGGTCTACTGTAATCAGCTTTGATTGACTCATAGTCAAACTGTACTGTATTGATTGTTTCATCACCTACAGTAAATGTACCTTGTACGCCTACTGGTAATACTACAGCTTGACAGTCTAGTGTGACAGTGTTACCTGATACAGTACCGCCTACACCTTTACCCGCTAGGTTAATGTTAGCATCTGACTCAACTACAACTTCGTCACCGTCTACAAGTAGTGAGTCGGTAATAATCTCTAAGCCAAACCCTACAGGTTGGATAGTTGGACCAAACCCTGCATCTACAGTTATACTACCAAGACTTGCAGTAAATGCTGTAGTCATTGTGATAGTAGGTGTAGTACCCACACCACCATCTACTGTGATAGCACCTGCTGCACCTGTAGCTGTTACTGCTGATGGTACAACGACTGCACCTGCTGCTGCTGTCGCATTACCTGCTGCGCCATTAGCTCATAGCTTTCACCAAAGGTAGCTACGGAGAAAGGATTAGTAGAGTAGGCCATAAGTTACTCCTTATGCGGCTGCGTCTATGGAAAGTACACCGTACCAGTTAGAACCGCCATCACGTGTCCAAAAAACGTAAATATCAACTTCACCAGAAGCAGGGGCATCTGGGGCTGTACCACCTGCCCAATCTACTGAGCCAGGCCATGTGATCGTGCCACCGTTGCCTGTTATTTGCAGGATGAAGCCTGTGGAATATCCTGATGTTGGGCTTGTGAAGGTGAAGGTAGTGTTAGCATTCATTACGCAAGCAAAAGCACCACCATTATTGACGTTACAAGTAAAGCTACTTCCAGTACCTAAGTCATCATAATCTTCACGCAATGAACCGTCATGCAAGAACAAGCCTTCATTGTTTAGCTCCATTTTTTCGGAGTTATTGATGTAAAACTCTGTGTGGCTATCACGAACATGTCTAATGGCCCAGTGACTATCACTATCTAAGAAGCCAATCTCATTTGTGCTAGTGGCGTAGACTGAACCTCTATGAGAATTGCCGCTTGTATGCAGCCTTATTCTTGCGTGGCCTGCACTATCATCCCTTGTAGTCCATTCGCCATCTGCATTACTATACCAATGATTGCCTGTAGCTTCGTTATAAAGACCTTCATTTGCATTGTAGTTGCGGAACCAATCATCTGCGTAGAAGTTAGTAGCACGAACATTTTTTCCAGTGCTAAACCATGTGTAACCATCAAGGTTGTCAGCATCTAGGCCAGAGCCAGAGCCATCTACTGTTTTAATCTTAGTTAGGACATCAGATGCAGTGTAAGACGAACTTGCAAGTTTTGCATCAAGTGCTGACTGCAATCCATCTACGTTACCTATAATATGGTTATGGCTATCATCAGCAACAGTAACAGTAAGAGTAGCATTGCCAAGATTCGTAAACGTAGCTGAACCTGATGCATCACCTGAAAGTGTTAGTGTTGGATCAGATGTAGCAGTTGTTGCAATACTTACATTGCCAGAGCCATCAAAGTTTACGTTACCTGTAACTGCACCTGTCAGTGCAATATTACGTGCAGTTGTTAAAGCAGCAGCAGAAGTAGCTGTACTTGCATTACCACTTAGTGCAGCAGTAATTGTACCTGCACTGAAGTTACCTGATGCATCACGTGCTACAACTTTAGATGCTGTGTTAGTTGGTGTAGCATCTACGTTAAGTGTAGGTGTAGAACCCTCACCTGTAACACCACCTGTCAAGTAGTTACCTGATGTGATAGTAGATACGTAATCACCTGTAGTGTCAGTACCTAGTGCTACAGAGTTAGCAGCAATAGTAGTTGCGATAGAAGCGTTACCTGTACCATCTACGCCTGTAACACTACCAGTGACATCACCTGTCAAGCTGATAGTACGTCCTGTAGCCCAAGCTGTTGCAGTAGCTGCATTGCCTGTTGTGTCTTGGTTACCTGTAGTGTTAACACCTGGTAGGTTAATACTTGCTGTACCATCAAATGATACA